AACCCATCACGCCTTGAATTTGAGCAGGATCAAAAGTTCTTATCTAAGATGGTTGAGGAAAAGGGGTGGCGCTTGGTCGAGTGGACTGAGCATCACGTTTTAGTTGAGCGTGACTATTCACCATTTGGTGGTAAGTCTAGGTTTGCTACGCTTGCCTATAGCCAGACTGGCAATGGTTTATTCTGGGGGCATTATGATCTGTCATTGTCTGAGGCTGTGAGATCTCTCGCAGATAGAACCGAGGAGGCGCGTAAGCATGGATAAGTTATATACAGTGAGTGGGTCTAGAACCATTAGCTTTGTTACTGAGTTTACCCACGCAGATATGATTGCAGCAGGCTATGATTGCCCAAGAGAATATGCGCATGCTCTCGATGAGTGGGAGCGCCAATTTGTCAGAGAGGGTGACCCAGCCATTGAGATCTGGGATGTGGATGAGGAGGAGGTGGATAATGGGTAAATCAAATTTCCATAAAAATAGTTTGTATTACTTGTTGATGGAGCACGCAGGCATTGCTGATCAGACTGATGGTGAGAAGATGGCTGGGCTTAGCGTGGATCAAATGTTTGATGAGATACTTAGGCAACAAGAAGAGCCTGAGCCGATGAAGTTAAATAATTTGTTAAATAATACAAGTATAGGAAGGGGGAAAAGAAATGGAGATTAAAGATATTGCATTTGAGCGTGTATTCATGCAGATAGATAGCGTGGTGGAATACATACAGGAGCGTGGCTTTAATAAGGCAGACCAGACCGAGTTGTTTGATGCTTTAGATCATGTAGCTTGCGTAATAATTGAGCAAGATAGAGGTGAGAGATGAGTGAGATAGGTAAAGAATGGCGTGAAGTGTTGCGTGCCTATATTGAGTTTTTAGATCAACACGTTGTTGAGTTTGGAGAGGATTTCCCTGAACCCGAAGACAGTTACTGGGTAGAAAGGAAGCGTTTATCACGGGAGGCTATAGATGGTAAGTAGCGTTTGTAATATGGAAAGATGGCGCGGTACTACGTTGTATCGCGTGACTGATAAAGGCGTGCGTGTTGTTAAACGTAAGCGCACAAAACATATACCAAGAGGTATGGAGGTAAGAAAATGACACCGATTATATTTCAACACTATCACCATGATAGGGCGGAGACGCAATTTCCGTTAATAACAACGCGGTCTACTGGTAAAGAGATAGATGATACTGCGTGGATGTATACAATAGACTTGCTACGCAATGACCCGATAATATTGCAGGAAACATTTATTGGCGAGCATTTTGAAACGATAGAGCAAATGGATAAGTATCACCAAGATGTGCTCCAAGCCTTATCCGACTGTAACTATGAAAAGATAGGACGGTTGGTTGAGGAGGCCATGCAAACGTTCAACCAGAAGACGGTTGATTATATTGATTATCATATGGAACAAATGGAGTTACGTTATGAGTGAATCATTTGGAATGGGCATGGAAGCCGTTCATAAACGCATGGAGTGGGACCGGGCGGTGGCTGAGGTACAAGAGGCGGTAGAGTTTCGGCTGCAGGCCATGACTATGAGGTACTCTCATTGTACTGAAGAAGAGCGTGAACGTTTAGCCCAAGCATGGGCTAGGATTTTGCAGGGATGAGCACTGGTATCACGATGCGTGGAACATTAGGTACGTCTTACCCCCTAAATTAATTTGAGGATATGATAATGAATGTATTAAGTTTATTTGATGGAATGAGTTGCGGACACATTGCACTCCAAAGAGCAGGCATAAAAGTAGATAAATACTTTGCGTCTGAGGTTGATAAGTACGCTATACAAATAGCCAAGAAACGTTACCCTGACACCATACACGTTGGTGATGTCAAAGATGTAGATGGTGATTTTGGAGAGCACAAGATTGATTTACTTATTGGTGGCTCACCATGCCAAGGATTTAGTTTTGCAGGTAAACAACTTAACTTTGATGACCCAAGGTCTAAACTATTTTTTGAGTATGTTCGGTTGCTTAAAGTATGTAAGCCTAAGTATTTCTTGTTAGAAAATGTTAGGATGAAACAAGAGTCACAAGATGTGATTAGTGAGATGCTAGGCGTTAAGCCAATAGCAATCAACAGTAACCTTGTGTCTGCGCAGAATAGGTATAGGCTGTACTGGACAAACATACCTGTCGATGGGCAGCCAGAAGATAAAGGTATTATGTTGTCGGATATATTACTACCCGATGCCCAAGAACCTATGCTGTCTAATATTTATGGTGGTTTCAAAGAGAAGGAACCAAGAGTACACTTTGGTAAATCTGTAACCATACGCACTGCATCTGGAGGTGGGCATATACCATCAGTGTGTTGTGCGCAACGTGGTAGGTATGTAGAAGGTGACTCTGGTGAGACTAAACAACAGTTTGAATGTCGTGATGATGGTAAGACGAATGCGTTAACCACGGTTACGAAGGATAACCTTGTAACCAAGAAAGGCTTTGTTGATAGAGATAAATCACATTGCTTGGATGCTAATTACTACAAGGGAGGTAACCTCAAGTCTTACTTTGATAAACATCGCCGGCAGTTGGTATTTTCTGGAGACTACAAAGACAACTTTAGGAAGTTACACCCAGTTGAGTGTGAGAGGTTACAAACTGTACCTGATGGGTACACTGAAGGTGTGTCAAACACACAGAGATATAAAATGTTGGGTAATGGCTGGACTGTAGATGTCATTGCATATTTATTTAAAAACTTGGAGAAGGAATATGGCTACAACACCTGAAGGTAAAGTTAAAAAGAAAGTCGCTGATTATTTGAAGAAGATCGGCGCATACTATTTCTACCCCGCAACTGGTGGGTATGGTAGAAGTGGTGTTCCTGATATAGTAGGTTGTTACAAAGGCAGGTTCTTTGGTATTGAGTGTAAGGCAGGAAAGAATACACCTACTGCGCTGCAGGAGAATGAGTTAAAGCGTATTGTGCAGGCAGGTGGTATTGCAACTGTCACTAATGAGGATACAATACATTCCCTTCAATATATATTGAACGGCTTACATGAGCCCAACCCTGACCAATTAGAGTTAGATTTGTGATTGAGGGTAAGCCTGTAGTTGAGGCTGAGTTAGAAAGTATTGATATGGCAATACGTAAAGAGCGCAACCGTCTATGGAAACTAGAAGATGAAGATCAAGATCCTAGTTATCATTGGCTTGAATACTTACAAGCTGAGAAGGCGCGTGGCGTACAAATAATGGTAGTTAATTTTTGAGGATAATGATATGGAACCAAGAAAGTTTACTGAGGAAGAAATAGCTACGGTGTTACGTGTAGCGGAAGGATTTTTTATTAAAGACAATCTAACTTATTTGAGTGATCGTGATTGCTATAACTTAGCAGAGCACTTTGTTGCGCATGGTGCAAAGGTTGACGCGCAGCTTGCAAATGGAGATCGTCAAATAGTTGATGGTAGTGTCGTGCTTGTCCCTGAAGAAGGTGAAGAAGCTGGTGACGGTGTATTTACGATACTTGATGCTAAGATAAAGACCAAAAAGGAGAAATAAAATGGTAGATGCAACTAGAGAAGAGTGGGATGAGTTAAGAAAGAATCATCCAGCACTCGTTAAAAAGTGGGAGGATTTTCGTTCGGAATACCCTGACGATAATATTGAAGATGTAGTCAACAACCCTAATCATTACAATACGGGTGGCGTTGAGTGTATCGAGGGTATTGAATCTAGTATGTCGCACGATGCGTTTCTAGGTTATCTCAAGGGTAACTGTATGAAATACTTGTGGCGTTATGAGTACAAGGGTAAGCCTCTTGAAGATTTAGAGAAAGCCCAATGGTATCTCAACCTGTTACTAGAACGGAATAAGTAATGGATTTAATTACGATAGACTTTGAGACGTACTACGACAAGGACTTCTCACTACGTAAAGTAACAACGGAAGCCTACATTCGTGACCCTCAGTTTGAGGTGATCGGTGTAGGTGTTAAGGTAAACGATGGACAAACTGAATGGGCGAGTGGTACACATGAGCAAATCAAGAAATATCTTGACACTTTCGATTGGGCAAACAGTATGCTGTTATGTCATAACACTATGTTCGATGGCGCTATTCTTTCTTGGGTTTTTGATGTGCACCCTCGCATCCTTGCTGATACTCTTTGTATGGCTCGTGCACTGCACGGTGTCGAAGTTGGTGGATCGCTGCATGCACTTACTGAGCGGTATAATCTCGGCGCTAAGGGGACGGAAGTTCTAGATGCTATAGGTAAACACCGGGATGACTTCACACCAGAACAGCTTGGTAGGTATGGAGACTATTGTATTAATGATGTTGAGTTAACATATAAGTTGTTTATGAAGATGTGTAAGGCAGGCTTTCCTAAACAAGAGATGCGTATCATTGATATGACGTTGCGTATGTTTACTGAGCCTATGCTTGATCTTGATATTGGATTACTTCGGCAACACTTGGAGGATACCCAGAAGATCAAAGAAGATCTGATTACTTCTAGTGGTGTTACACGCGAGCAACTTATGAGCAATCTAAAGTTTGCAGCCTTACTGGTATCACTCGGCGTAGAACCTCCTATGAAAATTAGTCTTACTACTGGCAAACAAACTTACGCCTTTGCAAAAAGTGATGAGGCTTTCAAAGCACTACAAAACCATGAAGACCCCCGTGTACAAGCATTAGTTACTGCACGTTTGGGTACTAAGAGTACGCTAGAAGAATCACGTACTGAGAGGTTTATAGGTATTGCCAAGCGTGGTTTGATGCCCATCCCAGTGAGATACTACGCAGCGCATACTGGTAGGTGGGGTGGTGATGACAAGATAAACATCCAGAACTTACCTAGTCGTGGTGTTAATGGTAAGAAATTGAAGTCCAGTATCATTGCGCCGGTAGGTTACACACTAGTAGATTGTGATTCGTCACAGATTGAAGCGCGTGTACTTGCGTGGGTAGCAGGCCAAGATGATTTGGTTGAGGCGTTCGCCAACAAGGAAGATGTATACATTAAAATGGCTGCTAGAATATACAATGTAATAGGTAAAGATGTTACCAAAGAGCAACGGTTTGTTGGTAAGAGTACAATACTTGGTGCAGGGTATGGTATGGGTGCAGTACGTTTTGCTGAGCAGTTGGCTACGTTTGGTACTACTTTAGATGTAGATGAGGCACGAAGGATCATACAGATATATCGAGATGCTAACTGGAAGATAAGTCAGTTTTGGCGTAACTGCCAGAACATGTTGGTTGAGATGTCACGAGGTAATACCATAGCTTTTGGTGCGTTAGACATAGTAAAAAGTGTAGAGACAGCAACTGGTTATGGCATCAAGTTGCCAAGTGGTCTAGTTATGAGGTACGATGACCTGCAGTATGAGCAAGGCGAACGGGGCCCAGAGTTTAGTTATATGACTAGGCGTGGGCGTACAAGAATCTATGGTGGTAAGGTTACAGAGAATGTATGCCAAGCCATTGCTAGGTGCATCATGGGTGAACAGATGTTGGCTATAGCTAAGAGATACAAGCCTGTACTCACAGTGCATGATTCTGTGGTATGCTGTGTACCTGATGATGAGTTAGATGAGGCTAGACAATACATTGAAGAGTGTATGAGTACGACACCATCATGGGCAGAAGGTATGCCTATAACGTGTGAGTCTGGCATTGGCAAATCTTATGGAGATTGTGAATAATGAGTAAAATAGAAGAAGCAATAAAAGATGCTCACGAAGCAGCAGATAAAGCTATTGATGAAGTGCAAGAAGAAATACAAGAGACTCGTATGGAAGTTCGCGCTTGGTTGAAGCAAACCCGTTCCTTTACTTACGCTGAGTTGTTAGTGGTAGGTGTTGGTCTTGTTGCGGTGTTAGCTACTCTCGGTAACGTGTAATGGGTGCTGCACCGTGGTCTTTCAGCAGAATAAAATCCTTTGAACAATGCCCCAAAAAGTTTTATCATCTAAAGGTAGCAAAGGATTACAAAGAGCCTGAGACTGAGGCTATGTTGTATGGGACTGCGGTGCAT